TCTATCGTGTTTCACATTCTCCCCAAGGGTGAAAAAAAATCTGGATTTTTCGGCTTATTGGGGGACGCAATTAACTTTATTAAAAACATATTTAAAAAATGAAAAAACTGATTATATTACTACTATTACTCACGACATCGGTATCTGCTAGTATTAGCATACTAGGACCACTCACTGGTACAACCCCTAACTATTCTTACTATGACATAGACGTCGTTCTAGGTGACCAATATATTGAAGGTTTTAGCGGCGCGGAAGTGTCAGAGAATGAGCCTCCACAGAATGGGGCAGAAAATAGTACAGTCCGTACATATTACGAGTACATATACATGACGCCTGATAGTGCGGGTGATGATTTTCGTTTCTCTAATTACTCAAGTTCATTGCAAGGATCAGCTGGTTCGACAGTCGATACACAAGTATTGTTATATGATACTGACGATTTTGATTTAAGTAATGTTATAACTAATATACCAGATATTTTTAACTCATCATCAACATTTGGATTTGGTGGAGGCCAAAGTCTTAATAGCGGACAAGGAACTGGTACAGGCGAAGGTGCGTTCGACGGTCTATTTGACTTAGAAGAAAAAGAATATCTAGTGGTATTTACTTCTTTTCAAGCTGATGCACTCGGCTCAATGGATATTGAGATAAATGGACCAAGCCAACTATATTTTAGTACAGTGCCCGAACCATCAAGTTACGCTTTGATCTTTGGCTGGATTGCGTTCCTATATGTCGCAATTGGCAGAAGAAATGCATAAAATTTTTATAGTTTTATTATTAGTAGCATCAACTCTTTACGCAGAGAAGAAGTTCAAGCTCACTTCATTTAGTAGAATATTCTACGATGACAATGTATTTATGCGGGCGGCTGGAACCCCCGATCAAACATCGACCTTTTACTTCAGTCAATCACTAGGAGTAGAAGGTAAGTTCTTTAGAGACTTAATAAATCTGAAGGCTCAACCAGAAATAAGACACAGAAGCGTCGATAATAAAACATTAATATTTGGCAACATTGGTATCAGAGGTGAATACGAAATAACACCGAAGCTTATTCTTAATTCTACCGATTCATTCTCTCATTTAGAAAGAGAGCCAAGCGATCTTGATGACGATCTAGATGTAACTTACTTCATATATAAGAGTTCGTACATGCTAACGTGGAAACCTCGGCATCTCTTAAAACTTAAAGGTGGTTATGAAAGCCATATTAAACGTTGGTCAGAAAACTTGCCAGTAGGAGTTGGCAATGAATTAACCAATGGCGACTTTACCAAAGATGCATTTACGTTTAGCGCAGAACAAATTCTTGGTAAACGTTTTATTCTAGAGTTGATAGGCAAGAAATCGTTTTTAGATTATAGCGGAGTTCGTGGAGCAGTTGATACTGATGTGTATTATGCACAATTTTCGTATATAATGAATCCATCGACTATTCTAAAAGTAAACTATGGAATAACCGACGCGTTAATAGAAGATCAATATGGCACACTAACAGAATATTCAACTCCTACATATGGTGCGAATATAACATACTTTACCGAAAAAGGCACAGTAATTTTATTAGGTACCGTGTACGAAGTTCTGGACTCGTCTGTAGCATATTGGAACATGAAAGAGAATTTAAAAACATCTCTTATGGTGAAATACCCAATCACACCAAAACTTGAAGTAAACGTAATGGGCGCTCATCTTCTTACCTCATATAAAGATATTGGAAATAGGTATAACGCTGGACTAGAGCGTGAGGAAGAAGTATTTATGTCAAGTATAATTTTTTCTTGGAAGTACAACGAGAGCCACTATGCTGAAATTGGTTACCAAGGCCTGCATCTATTAAATAAAGATGCCGACGTATTTAAAAACAAAGCATTCGTTGGATATCGCTGGAATTTTTAATATGATAGGATCTAATTATTTAGTGTAAATAAAAATATGCCAAGAGTATCGATAGATAATCCAGAAAACATAACCCAATTGCATATTACTAGAAATGGGGGGCCGAAACTTAAAGGGACTATGCAATTAACTAAGTTTACCAACTTAAGAGACTTTAGAGTGATGCATCAAGGCATCACAGCGTTGGATATGGATATGAGCAATAAGCAGTATCATAAATTTAGAGCTGATCACAATGAAATTACTGGATCTTTGCCAGATATAAGTTCACAATCTATTATGCATGCTTTTAATGTACCAAATAATAGTTTTACTGGTGACGCACCAGCGCCACCCGCTACGAATAATTTTAAATTTTATGATGTTTCGGATAATCCTTTGACTAACCCATCAGCTCCAGACTTTTCCTCCTCTCCTCAGATGAGGGGCATATTCTTGCATAATAGTAATTTTACAGGAACCTGCCCTAATGTAGATAACTGTCCGTTTTTAGAAGATTTACAACTTGATCGCAATTCTTTTACTGGGGGTATGCCATCAGTTGCAAACAATGGTGAACTAAAATGGTTTGACACTGCATCAAATAATTTAACTGGAGAAATTGTATCTGTACAGGTAAACACAAAAATGCTTGAGATGTGGTGCAATTCAAATGATTTAATTGGCGCTATTCCAGATTTAATTAACAATACTAGTATGCATACATTTTCGTGCTTTAGCAACAATCTAACTAGTTGGGCTGGAAGCAATTTACCAACTTCTTTAAGAAAATTAATAGCAAACCACAATAATTTTAGTTCTGCTGTTGTGGAGGATTTGTTAGCCGCTCTTGTAGCCGCTGGAGCTAATGGTGGGTTTGTCAATGTCGCTGGGAATGGCGGAATGACAACAGCCGCAATTTCCTATAAAGATACACTTACGGGCGATGACAGAGGCAATTGGACCGTAATGTATTAATATATAACTAAAATAATATGTCACTTACAATAATAGAAAATTTAAACGACTACAATATCACGGAGGAAAAAGATTGGTGGGTATTATACAATATGTCCACAAAAAAGATTTTAAGTGCTCCGACTCAGTGCGTCGGGACAATAGCTTCGATTCACTCTTTGATTCTTTATGATGACCCAGAAGAGTTCGATCTATACTTAGAGGAGAATGGTATCTCTTTCTCTTAAGACTCTTTAGAAAAAGTCTCGTAAATAATAAATTCTGGCTGGTTTTGCTTTTCTTTATACTGATTAGGAAAAACCGTGACGGGGTGTTTTTTGCCGTCTATCACTACATAGCCAGCTAGATATTTGCCATTTTTGCCCTCTTTTTTCCAGAAGGCTCCCCGTTGTTTTTCCGTCCATTTGCTCATTACTTAGCATAGTAAAGCTAAATAATATAAATGTCAACCAAAAAATTAATAAGTGTGACTTGGATCGTAATAACCAGCAGAGCTTATCGTTTCTTTTGTGCTGCCATCGCCCCAATCAATCTCGGTTGGGCCACTTGTAACCACATTAATTTTTATATTATTACCCCCTTCTGGAGTAGGGTAAGTCCAAAATCCATAACCCCCATCTAGTTCAAGTGCGGCAAAAGTTAGTGGGCGAAATCCAGCATCAATTGGCTCTACGATTTGGTCGGCAAAGCCATAGGTGTGTAATTTTCTGTTTAACTCTTGTATTATATGGACAAACATATGGAAATTTTGAGGATTTCCAGTCGGGTGGGTATCGTATAAAGTAGTAATTCTATCCTGTAGGGTACCTCCTCCTATGATAGTAGGGTCGAATGTAGATAAAATTTCTCTTCTTAATAAATTTGGATCTTCGGCCATATATATGTATTACACTCTTTTTACTTGTTTGGATTTTTTAAAATAGTCGTCGTAATTAACTTTTAAAAGATAGTGATTTTTGTATTCTTTTTCTATAATTTCATCGCAAATAAAGTATTCGTCCTTTGTAAAATAAAGTTTTTGGCAGTATTTTTTAAAAGATTCATGTTTTAATCTAGATTTATCCATTGGCACGATCATATTTTTGATGCCAATTTTGCTAGTATCTCTAAAGAATTTCTCGCAAAAGTATCTAAATTCTACTGTATTAGTTTTTTGATATAGCTCATTCCAAAAGAATATATCGCAAAAAGCGCAGTCTTCGAATAAGAAAGCTAATGTCCCGCATAATATAACATCATTTTTTTTTAAAAAAAGTTTATGACAGCTACTGCCTCCGTAAAACAGTTCTTCAAAGTTGTCTTTAAAGTCGTATTGATTGAAATTATTTATAATTTTTTTAAATTGTATTCTGGCTATGTTATAAACGTCTCTAAAATTTTCTTTTTTTGAAAATTTATATTTATTTCTGTCTAACATTATTTATTATAAGACAAACGTTTAAAGTGTAAAGTAAAATATGGCAGAAGGAATAAATCAAAAAGTGGCATCTGAAGCGATGTCTCTTGAACCAAGTCAGATATTGGAATTTTATTTGATATATTACGATTGGCCAGTAGATCAAAACAGCGTATTAGCTTTGACGCCTTCGATGAGGAACCTTTCGAATAGACTTGTGTGGCAAGGTCAGGAGTATATATCTTACCCCATGGAAGCTAACGGTTTCGAAGTAAAAGGGGACAACAGCCTACCTAGACCTAGATTAAAAGTATCAAACATAGATTATACCATATCGAAGTATTTAAAAGTGCATAATAATTTGATTGGAGCCAAGGTAATAAGAAAAAGAACTTTTGCTAGATTTTTAGATGATATAAATTTTCCAGGAGGAAAAAATCCATATTTTGATATAGCAACCCAGAATAGCGAAGCTTCTTCAAGCGCGTACCTACCAGATCAAACCTATTATATAAATAGGAGAACTACAGAAACAAAAGAATTGGTAGAATTAGAATTATCTACTGTTTTTGAATTGGATAATAGCTACCTTCCAAACAGAAATGTTTATTCAAAATACTGTACGTGGATATACAGGGGACATGGGTGTCTTTACAGCAAAGAGCCTATAAAGACGTCGAACGATGAAGATTTTAAAGATTCCAGTGGAAATGTCGTAGCAACCTCTTCTGCAAAATTCAAGGGCAAATGGAATAGCACAACGATATATAGTAAACAAGATCACGTATACACAGAAATAGCCAATCATGATGTTTCTGATGATGATTCAGAAAGCTCAATAAATAATGCCTCGATAAAACCATTGCGCACTTTTTATGTATGCGTCGGAGAAGGTAATATATCTGGAAATGAAAATTTTCCTGCAATATCTAGTAATTGGCAAAGAGATGAGTGCTCAAAGAAAATATCGGCCTGCAAACTAAGATTTGGAAAAAATGGATTAAGATTTGGAGGATTTCCAGGAACTCATGCATACCCACCTAAAGGATAGTTTTAAAAAAGATTTGATTGAATATGCAAATACAGACTTAAAAAAAGAAGTTTGTGGCTTTATTTGTTATAAAAATGATGAATTAATTTTCAAGCCAGCCAGAAATCATTCAAATGATGATGATATATTTTTAATTAACCCAGCGGATTTTTTGCAGGTAAAATTAAAAGGAGATTTGTTAGCTATATTTCACACTCACGTAAATGGTAGGGAAGATCCGTCCGAATATGACATGGAAAACTCAAAAAACTGCCTTTATCCATTTTTAATATACTCTTTAACCACAGAGAGGTTTCATCTATTTGATATGCCTAATTTCCAAAGATCGGAAAAAGGTGTAATAATGTTAAAGGAAATTTTGGATGACTAATGTAACTATACACGGAGAATTTGGAGAAATTTATGGGACAAATCATAAATTTAAAGTAAAAAAGCTTCTAGAGATCACTAATGCTTTAGAGGCTAATAATCCAGGAGTTAAAAATTTTTTACTTTCTAAATTTAAGGACGGCCTAGGTTATGCCTTTATAGACCCTCAAAACCCAGACAAGAAATGGGAAACGGTCGAACAATTATCTTCAGCAAACGCTCCTGAAGAAATACACATTGTCCCAACTATAACTGGTGCTTTTATTCTTACAACTTTGACGGGGATTGTAATGGGTATTGGTGGCTTTGTAGCGGGTGCCTTAGGCGCTTTGGGGACAGCTTTAAGTGGAGGTGGCTTTTTAGCTAATTTGGCCGTTGGAATGTTAATTCAAGGCATTATGGCTTTACTGTTTCCAATTGAAACCCCAAAACCCCAGACGGCGGAAAGTAAAATTGATATGTCTAGTTATATTTTTACTAATTTAGAAAACAATTCTGTTCAGGGTTTCCCCATACCATTAGTGTACGGAGAACTTCGTGTTGGGTCGAATATTATTTCAACTAATGTCACTAGTGCGGATTTAGGATAATGGGTTTTTATAAAAACATATTTAATAAAAAGATTGTTATAGCTGGTAAAAGTAAGGGAGCTACTCCTTCTTACTTGATGCCGCCAGATGCGACTCCCGCCAAACAGGGTTATCAGATATACGAGGCGGTAGATTTGTTGTGCGAAGGTGAGGTCGCAGGCCTAGTTAATCAAAGAGGTATAATTCTTGGAGGAAATGGTCAGGGGAACATAGTTGAGAAAAAATTTAATCAAGAAGAAAATTTTATTGGAGGAACGGTTTCTCCTATTGATCAAGGAATTTATTTTAATGAAAACGCCGTAAGAGACTCGGATGGTAATTCAACTCATTCTAAATATAATATTGAATTTAAAAGCGGAAAAATTTTACAAAATTATTGCTCTATCGCACAAAATCCAAGTAGGTTAAAAAAGGTATCTGCCCCAGTTAAAGGTCCATATTCAATGGCTGTTGTGACCGAAACGCGGTCAAGAGAAAAAAGAACTTACTCTCGCCGATATGGTTGGCAAACTACAACTGAGTATTATACAGTCGATGTCAGTAAAAATGGTGCAAGAACAGGTAGCGGAAGTAGAGATATAAGAGAAGAGGGAACTAGCGCAAGAGACTTTGTAAATTGGCAAAAATATGTACCAATAGAATCAAAGGCTAAACCGTATAGATATACAAATTATGATAAAGATATAGACAAGATAGATGTGGGCTTGCAAATAGACTCGTTAAGTGACACAAGATCACATTCTACCAAAAGTGAAAATAAAGCGGGTAAAAGTAAAATGGGAACACCCATGCCACTGACAATAACCTTTGAGGCTAAGGTCGGTCACGCAGATAAAAATGGCACCGTGACAATCTCTGCTGCAACTTTTACAGTTAGGCCAGGAAAGGGCAAAACAGTTGGAGATGGAAATGGAAGGCTATCGGTCAGGGGGATCATTACAGCACCATACACAATAACCTTAGAAGATATCACTTTGCCTCAACTATCCGATACCGATTTGTATAATTTTGTAGAAATACATAAGATACAATACGAAACAATTTCTAATCTAGTTAATAGAAATGTCGGAGTAGGTACAATAACAGAAAAATATCTAGATACCTATTACTATCCTGGAAGTTGTTATGTAGCTAGCAAAATAGACTCTCAGTATCACCCACAAGTTCCGTCTAGGACATTCAGAATTAAAGGTAAAAAAATAAAAATACCTTCAAATTATAATCCAATAGTTGCTAACAGCTCGAACAATACAGACGGACTTGATAATAGATTTTGGGATGGATCGGGCCAATCAACAAGAGGCAATGTTATTTACAATGGCTCATGGGATGGAACTTTTAAATATGAATGGTCGGATAATCCAGCTTGGATATATTATGATCTTTTAACAAACAAAAGATATGGTTTAGGTTCTTATTTGCAAGATATAGATATTATAGATAAATGGACTCTATATGAAATAGGAATGTATTGCGACGCCGTGACAATGAATGACGGAAGCAAGACTACTAATGATATGGGAGGCCCTGGTAGGTTTATCGGAGTAGATGATGGATTTGGTGGACTTGAACCTAGATTTAGTTGCAACATATTAATGAAGGATCAAACGAACGCTTTTGATGCTATTCAGAATCTTGCTAGATCATTTAGGGCGATGACATATTTTAATAATTCTTGCGTGTCTGTTAGGGTAGACAGACCGTATTTTTTTGAAGATGTTAATAACACTTCGAATTCAGCTTCAGCAAAAAATAAATTTCCCCCTCATTTAATTTTTAATAATTTGAACATTAAAGATGGAATGTTTGCATATGCAGACGTAGACAGATCGACAAAGCTATCCGCTGTAGAAGTTTCTTTTTTAGATAAAAGGAATAATTTTACATCTCAAACAGAATATGTAGAAGACCCTGAAGCTATAAAACATGTAGGATTAAATTTCAAACAAATAGAAGGTATAGGAGTCACCTCAAAAGCTCAGGCTCATAGATTGGCGAAGTATGTTTTATTTGAATCGCAGCATACGACAGAAACAGTATCTTTTAATGCTGGCTTAGAAGCTCTTTTAGTGCAGCCAGGAGATATTATAAGAGTTGAGGATGAAATGAGAAATTTCACTCGAAATTATGGAACAGTTTTGGGGGCAAGCGGATTAACTACTTATTATGATCCAGATGGAACTACAGCAAATGGAAAGGGGCCAACGGCTATAATAGTTGAGCCAGCAATAGGTAGTGATTTAACTCAATATGTAAATGGAGGAAACATACATATATATAATCCAGTGGGCAAGTCTGGAATCGACGATTTTTATCAAAACCCAAATTCAAATAATGAGTTGTATAAGGAGATACATAATCCACAAGTAATTTCTTTAAAAATAAAACCTGGTGGTTTGGGTACGAGTTATGAAATTGTAGATAGTGGTGTGGCTTTTTTTATAAATGGATCAGACGGCCAATGGTTCTCAGAAAAAGATGCAAATATAAAGCACGGATCGATTTATAATGTTGATGGAATTGGAAGAGACCCAAAGTATTACAGAGTATTAAATATATCAGAAGATAAAAATATAGGATTTAATGTATCAGCAACAATACACCATACTGGAAAATTTAAATTTGTAGAAGAAAACATATCTTTTGATGTAGATAATGATGCATTCCAGCCAAATCTTCAATTAACGCAGGTTGTTAGGCCCGATCCACCATCTAGTATTACGAATGTATCATTAGTTAATGTGAATTCAAGTAGAGCTAAAAATCTAAGTTTTACAATAAATGACCCAACTATCGCCGAAAAAGCGCCAGAAAAATATATAGTTGTTTTAGAAGAGCCTGATTCTACAACTATTGTTACCGAACACTTTAAAAGCAATGGAACTCAAACAGATATTTTATTAACTCAAGACTCTAAGATAGATCAATTAGGGAATTATAATATAACCGTATTTTCAGAAAACACAACACCCACAATTGTTAGATCGCAATTATCGACTAATGTTCAATTCTCGACTACGACGGCTGATTTTCAATTCGCGAATCAAGATCAGTTTACTGAATACTCAAATATTTTTATCGAAACAGATTTTAGTTCTGAATTCAGTAATGTAGATGAAACTGGGGTTGGTCAAAATTCTTTTTTTCAAAATGACCCCTCTATAAATGCAGTTGTAAATTTAGAATTCGAAGATATATTTGGAAATAGTGGTTTTTTAGTACAGCAAACCATAGAGGAACAAATAATAAATATATTAGATGTTGACGGAAATGTAAAATCAGGTAACTTTAAAACTTTGACAAATGACTCCTCTTTTACAATACTCAATGAAGAAATCAATGAAGCGTTTGGATACACTGGAGATGAAAAATATAGAATCCCTACGGGGTTGAATTTTGAAGTTGCAAGTTTCAATATATTATCAGGAGAAACCAGTGAAGTAGGTATATTTTTCGAAAGCGAGTTTGATGAGACTCCTGCCGTATTTATTCAACCAAAAGTAACTGGATCTTTTGGTGATGAAATTTATAGACCGCTGGGAAGAAGGGGAGGCAATAGCGCTGGTACTAACTTCCTTGTTAAATCATTTGAAGAGAGTCTTCATGATATTCGTTATACATATTTAGCTTCTAAAACTGGAAATTTTACTGTCGACGCTAAAAAAATAAAAATTGATTTTGTAAGCAGGTCTTCTGTATTGGGTACAGGATACCAAACTGTTACCTTTGATCAACCATTTGCATCGATACCTACTGTTGTTATACAATTGCAACAAGCAGACACTACTTTAGATAAGGAAACAAACGAAACTTGTATAACTGGAGTGTCTACTCATGGATTTTCCTTTGCGGCTTTCCAAGATAACGGAACTCCAGCGGGAGGTACAGGTAAATATGCTTACATAGCTGTAGACCAATTAGCGTTTAACAATACAACAGCAACTGATTTACCAGTAAATGTAATAAATTATGCATCCACTGGAGATGAAGATTATCTTTTTGGCACTCCAATTTTAAATGAATTTAATGGCTCCGAGCTTTCGGTTACGAATAGTATATTTAATCACGATCAATATGCTGTTCTATGCCAAAGGTCTGGAGAAGATGCTATTTTAGAAGACAAATTTTTTGTAGTGCATGAAATAAGTGGACAGAATAAAGTCCACCAACACATGCTCACGAGTGGGCTTGATACTGGAATAAGTGCCAGTCAAACTAATGGTGCAGATAATCATATTTTATTAACTGGAGCTGATTTAACTGTAGGAACTGGAGATTTTACAATGTTTGCTTGGGCTAAATTTGGAACAGCTCTTGACGGAAAGCAATATTTATTAGAATCTCATAAAGACGGAACTGGTATAGCTTGGTTCCAATCTGGAGATGGTAAAAATTATATTAATTTAAATGGAGTAGACTATTTAGCTATTACTGGTGCTGTAGGAGCTTCTTTAAATGATGGAAATCTGCATGCATTATATGTTGAAGTAGATAGAGATTTATTACTGAAAGGCTATGTTGATGGCGAATTGGCGATAACAGATACTCAAATAATAGAACATTCTACTGGATTTACTGTATCCGATGTAGGAAGCGGCATGCCGCAAAATACAAGAAGCTTTGACGGAACATATACTGGCAGCGAAAATTTATATCAAAATACTGAATTCACTGGGTTAAGAATAAAAACAAGTGGAACTAATAATACTTGGGTGCTTTGTGATGATGACCCAGCTATTAGTTATAAAAATTTACCGATAGCTTGGTCGGGAGGAGAAGACTTAGCTAATCCTAGTCTTGTCACGCCATATGATGCTACAGAAACTGAATGGTCTGGAGGAGCTTTTTTCACTGGATTTACTATGATCCAAGGAATTGGAAGTGGCATGAGCTTTAATCCAAATGACTTCGATGGTGACTATACTGGCAGCGCCGATTTATATCAGAACACAACAACATCTGGATTAAGGCTTAAAACAACTGGGGCTAATAATACTTGGGTGTTTTGTGATGATGACCCAGCTAATATCTATATTACTGGATTTGATGTAGATGGAATTGGAACTGGAATAGTGGGTAATTCAACTAGCTTCGACGGGTCGTATATTAGAATTGGTAATGATGTATATGAGAATGAATCAACACCTACATTAAGAATCGAAAAGAGTGGAACCAACGATACTTGGATATTTAAAACTAATCAAGCGGCTACCACTGGATTCAGGATATCTTCAGTTGGTACTGGTATGGTAAATAATCCAAATAGCTTCGACGGGACATATACTGGGACCGATGATTTGTTTGTGAACACACAAACGTCTGGATTAAGAGTTAAAAAAGTTGGAGGGTATTGGATTCTTATTGATGAAAATACAGCTAATACTTATTTTACTGGATTTTTCCTAAGTGCGGTAGGAAGTGGGATGACGGACAATCCAAACGCCTTCAATGGAACATATACTGGGGGTGCAGATTTATTTGTACATACGTCGCACTCTGGACTAAGAATTAGAACTAGTGGAGCAAGCAACACTTGGATCTTAACAGATGATGATCCAAGTAGTCCATCTTATAATGGAATTGCTTGGTCAGGTGGAGCAAATGTAAACTTTCCAGGAAATGTTACTGATTGGCAGGATGGTGATGATCAAGTAGGTCCTTCTTCCCCAGTGTTCAGCCAAATACGTTCCCATGACAGAATTGCTTGGACCTCTGTCGATCAAAATGTTGATTATCCATTTAATGTGAACTCTTGGAGCGCAAAGCCCCAAACAGTAACAAATAGCAGCGCTCCATTTTTTGATCAATTTCTTTCCGCTGGTAGCATCGCATGGTCTGGAGGGCCAAATGTAATTTACCCATGGGATGTAAATTCTTGGACGGGAGGAGCTTCAATATTGAACCAATTAGTGACGGACAGTAATAGTCCCAACTTTGATTCATTTATTAGTCATGATAAAATTGCTTGGTCAGGGGGCGAAAATGTAAATTACCCATGGGATGTAGCTGTTTGGACTGGAGGAGAAACAATATCAAATAATACAATAACAAATAGCACCAACCCAATTAATCTATTTACATCACTTCTGTCTGGACCCCATCCTGGAAGCAACGCACCTACATTTAGCGATTTTCTTCTTGATACTTTTGATTCAAACACAGGCTTTAAGGTATTAGGCAATTCCGAATTGCCTGGAAATGCTTTAACAAGTGGTCTTATAATGAAATATATTGGATTAACAACTGGACAAGAAACTCAAAGCAATCACTTCAACGACCCAAATACTTTTAAAGATGATATAGAAGTGCTGGAGAGAACTAAATTTTTATTAGACGTAGAAAGTGAACTGTATTTTGAAGACATTTCTACCGATAATACAGCCAGCGGAAGTGTAGTGGGGTCTATAGAAAAATCTCAAGCGATAATAAATAGAAACAAGCTTGCTAATTTTAACTTTTTACAAATAGGGGTAACAGGAATATTATGATATTTAACGAAACGGTTATAGGCGATCATCCAGCTTCGGATGGATATATAGTAGAGTGCAGGGTGCGAGGATCCGAAACGGCTGAAAATTCTGATGGAAGTGATTTTTTTGATAGCGGTTCTGGTAGACTCAAAATAGAGTTTCCTGAATTTGCGATTACTGGATTAGAATTTGAAGGAAAAAATCTTTTATTTGAACCTACTGGATCAACGCCAGATGAACAATTTTTCGACAACATAGATATTTTAGAAGCTAATATAAATTTAAAAGCTTTCTTTTCTGGAGATTTGAACGGAGCAACTGGTCTAGCCATACAAAACATAAAAAATGTAGATGTTTATACTGGATTCGACGTAAATTTTCAAGTAGACTCTTTGAACCATAAAAATAGAATCTCTCAGTTTCCTGTTAGTTTAAGTTCTGGAGAACCATTTTTCCTTGTAAATGTCGTAGATACTGAAATAACGGGCGCAGACGAAAATCCCTTGGTAGAAGAAAATATATTTTATAAAGTTATACCCACTGATTATTTAACTTTTGGAAAAGAATCCCCCTCGATAAGTGGGGTAATGTTTAGTGGTTTTAGTGATTTCACTAGAATAAATGTTGATCCGTTTGTAATAACGAGATCAAATGGAAACGACGTACTTGTTGGTTACGACCGATCTGAACCATCAGAAATATTTACAGGAACTAATATTGTGATTGACGATTCAATACCATTAGATTTTTATGGGACTTTTAAAATAAACACTACAGAAGAAATAACAATTTCTGGTAGTGGGATACCGCTTGTAAGTAGTTCAGCGGACCTTACAGTAGATTCAGAAAATAAAATAACAATACCTGCAAACAACCAATCAGTAGAATTTGAGATCGATTGCTTATTGAACGAAAGTGATGTAAGAACTGGTTATGCAGTAGAGATTATATAATAAAAGAATTATAATTCTTTTAAATACATACTTTCGATATGTTTGTATTTTTTTCGGGTATATAGTTTCTTTAATTTCTCTGGCATTGAGTTCTCTAGATGAACCATAGCTATTCTTTTGCACCCTATAGATTTTGCATAAGACTCATATTTATTAAATAGTTTTAATCCAGCGCCCCTGTGCTGTTCATCTACATACCAAAAAGCTTCTGTAGCACAAAGGACGCCATCTTCAAGGGCTGGGGTTATTAGAAAACCCAAAGCACCTATAATTTTTCGATCACTCTCTAGAGCAAATATTTTACCTTTTTTAGATCTAATTAATTCTTTCCAGGTTGGAATCCAATTTTTTCGAACGCCATCTAAGTCTTTTTTATATGGCAATATTTCATAAAAATTTTCTAAAACAATTCTTAATTCTAGTAATTCAGATTCTGTTTTTACTTCAAAAATCATAATAACTTTAAAAGCTTACGGCATTCTTTTGCAGGCACATCTTTGTAATCCGACCACTCTTTAATGACCTCTGGGTCATTAGTGTAAGCACCAGTCTTGTACCACGCTCTAAGGCATCCCTTGAACGAATTGAAGTCTGTACCCGCTTTTTCTTTTAAAATGCCCTGTGGGCTAATATCTTTCGCTCCAGAAGATGATGGAGGAGCCACAATAGGAGATTTGTTTTTAGATGAGTCAATCTCGTCAGCTCCAACTATATGGATACCGAGAAAGTTACGAACAGTTCGGACAAATGCACGATTTTCTGCAATACATTCTAAAAACTTAGCAGCAAATCCATTTGTATTATGTGTTGTGGCGTTAGCTATAGAAGTAAAAGTTTGAGTGTGTCCATAGGCGCCTTCATAATTTTCTATCCAATTTATCATGCATTGAACGACAACGCGATTATCTGAAGACTCTGTAATATCATAAGTTACATTATGAAAACCACGGAGCTTTGCAAGCTCTTTGATCCCACCGAGCTTGATCAAAAGCTGATTGTCTTCGAGCCCCTCAATAGAATCTGGGACTGGCATCTTGCGCATTTCGAAATGATCCTTATTGGGATACAAGTGTTCTGGACTAATCATGGCTCGCCAATTGACTGAACCATCCTGATTAAATTCATATTCAACAGACTCTAAGAGTCCGTGTTCGTTGCGTTTCCACAAATCTGGGCCATATAATTTATTCTTCGACATATAGGTATAAACTTTCTATTTCTAATTTTGAGGCTTCATTGTAGATGAATTTATTGGAATTGTCAAGCGTTTTAGAAGAAAATTCTGAATTAAATACATTTCCCTCTGAAACAAATTTCTTTTTAGAAAAGAATTTACATTCTGTATTTGAAACGTTTTCTGGTTCTGTATTGTTTTTTCTAATAACATTATCATCAAAATATTTAAGACTAGTGTCGGAAAACATTTTTTCATCTTGAACCTGCATAACAAAATTGATTCTGTTATTTTTTAATTTTTTAATAAAATTTGAGAGATCTAAGTCTTTATGTTTGGCGTGATAATTAAACACCACCTGCTTCAAGTTTGTGCAAGCGTCAATCATTTCATCATTTATAACCTGATCTAAGAAAAGGTTTACATTTGAATGTCTGCACCAATTTATAATATTTTCTTTATTAAAATGAATGTCCGATTTAATGTTTATATTTTTATTTACTAAATCTTGATGAGGAGAAAAAAAGTTAGGAACAATTTCAACAAGGTCTTGGTTATAAGAAGAGCCGACTCTTATAGTTTTAAATTTTATTTTTTCTTTAATTTTTAATTGATCAATGACCGCTTGAGCAATTTGTTCTGGTTTAATCTCATTTATTCTGTTGCAATCTGTGGAAAAGGATGGCTTTGTTTTTGAGAAATCTGGCTCAATGCTTATGCAGCAATTATTTTTGTGCCAAATGGGCTTTGAATTTTCTTTATAAAGATTAAAGTGCAAAGTGATTGAGGGTATATCATAAACACTAGCGACATGTGAAGGGAGGCTGTCGCAGCCACAATGAGCTTTAGCGTTTTTAATAACATAATTCATTTGTTTGTAAGAATTACCTAGAGCAGATAGATCTATTCCATTTACTTGTTTGTCATCTGGGCCTCCTACTTGGACTATCTTTATATCTCCAAGATGAGGTTTTATCAAATAAATTACCAAGTCCCAATACAAATAATTTGCTGCTGGCATTTTGTTTGATGCTTGAATAGTTATGTATTTGTCGGGCAATCCTGGAAAAAAATGATCTGTTATCACGGGATCACTAATTTTAACGCCCAAATCTTTTGCGTATACTTCAGCTATATGACTCATATGATTTTACTTCTTTTATGTCTGAATTAGTTAATTGATTAATATTATTTTTAAGACCAAATCGCGTATCATTTGCTTGATAAACACTTCTGGCTAATCTAACAAATTCTGCGCTAAAATCCTTATTTCGTTCGCTCTTTCTGATATTATCTTCAATATGCCAAAGTCTTAAGTTGGTTTCATAAAGATCTGCTTTTAGGGCAAGGAGTTGTGATTTAGAAAAATTAACATCACAAATTTTTTCAAACTCTTCCATGAGTTGAATTTTTTCGTTTTTGACTTCGGCCAATTTAAATTTTTCATTAATCATTATAGATTTAATTTCAAGAATTGTGATTTTATCAACAAGTTCTCCTACTGATATTGGAATATTAATTTTCATATAACTCAAATTGTGTTTTATCTATACCATTATGATGATAATTGTGGAAGCGCTGAGTCCCGTAATGCGGTAAGAACGCTATATCAAAAAATCCCTCATGCCCGTTTTTGCCTTCTAGAAAATGTAAATTGTCTATTCCTTGTGAATATCCTAGAGTTTTGTGAACCGCTGGGTGGTCTTCTATATAATCAAAGAATTGAGGCTTGGTAAAAACATAAATATCATGATCAGGATAAAGTTTTTTGAGATTTGTCATTAAACTATTAATCCATAAAACATCGCCAGCAGATTCAGGCATAACAACGGCAATTCGCTTACCTTCGTCTAATAAATCTTTCAAATCTATGCCTTTTTGATCCTTATTCCAATCAAAGTCGTATTCTATGGAAGGCATTTCATCTATAATTTTTTCTAGTTTTTTCCCAATAGACTCTGTAGAATAATTTTCAATAGTCCAATCTCTAGCTTTTTTACCCATTTCGAGTTTTTTGTGTGGTTTTAGATTGTAAACTTTTTTAAGTTGTTTTGCTATGCTAGACGGATATGTTGAAGCTTTAATAAACTGAGTTCCTGGTTCCCTGTATTCTGACCAATCAAGAGAAAAGCTTCCGCATTCGAGGCCAGAAGAATCTTCTCCGCAAGAATAATTCGTGACTAAAGTTACAAGCTCGGTCATTTTTGCTTCAAAGATTGGTATTTCCATACCTCCACTAGTAAATGGATGACAATAAACATCCATAATGTTATAAATTTCATTTAGTTGAGATTCATCTACTCCAGCCCTAGTATTTGTAGTATTGAAAGTCTTTTCAGCCCCGCAAAATGGGCAGGTTTTTTCTTGACCACAGAAAGGTGCTATCGCATAATTATTGCAAGAAGAACAAAAATAAGTAGTTAAAATATCTTCATTTTTTATATTTTTTTCTTTTAAAAGCCTTGGGATATCCCATCCCTCGCTCCAATGCGTATGTAATAATAATTTAGCTTTTGGACATTCTTTTTTAAATATTTTAAAACCTTCAAGTAAATTCGGGACACTCTTTCTTAACTGATTTCTAAAAACAAATCCAACAATAAATTCATCGGAAAGATTAAATTTGGCTCTTAATTTTCTCCTATCAAGGTCACTAATTTTATAAAAATCTTCAGTATTGACAGTGCCATGTAGGGTTTTAACATGATCATGGCCTAATTCTTTCATGTCTTTTTCTGCGAAAGACGCCCAAACATAAAAATTTTTAGTTTTAGGCGCCGCTTCTAAAGCTTGTGGAAGTATTGGTTGACTATCAAGGGTAGTCCAAATCATATTATTGATTTTATCCCACCAAGGTCTTTCCCAATAGCCTCCGAAAGCCCAAATGTCTTCACATCCTATGTAAATGTCTGGCTTGTATTCTTTTATGGCTTGATCAATAGTAAAACTTCCGTATGAGCCCGCTCTAGCTTTTTGTTGATCGGAATTTATTTCTTTAATTAAAGCAGGGTTATTAGGTAAAGATCCTTGGGCCTTCCACGGCCTTAAGGAAAGAGATGGGTGACCCCACTGCATGCCATTTGCGAATTCAATAATTTCATATTTATTCGTCTTATGTAGGTAACGCAAAATATTTTTTGCATTTTTGCCAAATCCAGTAAAAGCTTTAGCTGAATTAGAGTGAAAAAGAATTCTTTTCATTAGTAATTAAAGTACTTAAACAAGAAAAGATCAAACAAGCCTTTTAGGGTTCTCGCTTCTGAAAGCTCGACTCCCATTCCAAATTTTAGGGTAGAGTTCTTAACTACACTAAAAGAAAAAGCTTTTTGGCCATTTTTCTTTGTGTAGGGCTTGAAAGATATTTGAGTTTTATCGTCATTATAACTATGATAAGCAGAAAACTCTACATAATTTTCGATTGCATGGAGCATTCCCCCAATTTCATTTTCTCCTAATTTAAAATAGATATTCTTTTCTGGGTCTTTAGCGTTAGCGCTAAAAGATCCCGTTCTTTTTTGACTGTTCCAACTAGCCTGCTTGATCGATTGGACAAGAAATGACGGTTTTTGATTGTTTCCCTCTTTATCTTTTTCAACAATCTTGAAGGAAAATGCGCATCCAGAGTTAGAAGAATTTGGCTTATAAATATCGTGCTGTTTGTGACTCATGCAAGATTATAATACAATAAATGCAATATTCTATTGTTTTATATTAACTAATCTTGAGCTTCGTATTCTTCTATACCTGGGTTTGAATACTCTTCCTCAACATCTTTTTCATCAACTATACCCGCAATTGCTTTTAATTCATCTTCATCGTAAGTTTGGACACTTTGAATAGGCGTGTAAAACAATTTATCTAAACTTTTTAAATATTGGGAAAAATACTTTTCAACAGTCGGTCTAAGGTTATTGTATAATTCAATATATCTTATCAAATCCGACGATCTATAAAAAGCCCCATAAGCGTTAAAATGAAAAAGCACCCCGTGAAATATATCTTGAAAAAGAAGAAGTCGATTAGTTTCTTTTTTTTCTTCATACCTGCTTAAAAAATCTTCAACAGAAAGGTCGTTGACCAACTTGGAAGAAGCGTGGTAACTTCTTAAAAACAAACTCACATCTTTAGATGATTTGAATAAATAAAGATTATTGATTACTTTTAGCAAGCTATAATAAATATCTGCTTTATGGGAGTGTTCAAAATTAATAAACTTTATATATTCTGACTGATATAAAATATTGCTTTTTTTAAGGTTAGAGTGGCACAAAACAGCTATATCTTCAGAGTATCTTTCTTGAAAAATATTTTTAAGTGTCGAGAAGATGTTTTTAGCGTCGTCTAAATTTAAACCTACTAATTTTTCAAAAATAGCTTTTTCTTTCTCATCTGCGTCTTCAAAAAGTTCTAAAATTGATTCGTTTTGAATAAATTTATCTTCAAAAGACGATAGCTCTGAAGAATCAGATTCATGCATAAAATCTAAATTACAAACTAAAGTTTCAATATTATACATGAGGTCATCGATACCGAAAGCATCAAAATTATTTCCATTTTCCCAACTGAAAAGAAGAAATTCAATTCCAGAATCTTCATCATTTGTATAATTTATAACTTCAGGTGATATTAAATCACTTATAGAATCTAAAGCTTTTTTTTCGGTAGAAAGTTTTTGGTTGTCTGGATCTAAACTAATTTTTAATAGATATTTTTTATCTTTGGTTATAAAAGAATAACTTTCGTAGAAAAAATTTGAATTTACTAATTCTATTGTGCTTTCTGCTTCTTCAATATCTGAGAGTATATTTTTGAGATAAGATCTAATCAACTCTGCCTCAAATTCTGAGATTTCAGAATCTCTTTGATATGGCTTAGTGTCAATTGTGAACAAATTGCCTAAATATATTTCCTTTTCCTTAGTGCCCATAGATAGATTATATTACACAAAAAAGGCGGTATTTCTACCGCCCTAGTTGATTAGATACTGACTGTACCCATTTTGAGTCCAGTTAGACTAGTTTTGGCGAACTTTCGCCTAATACCAGCATTTCGGTCATGGATAACCACATAACTAGGGGTCTCATTGATGAACTGAGCATTATAGCTAGCTCCATCCTTTGTCCGAAGGCCAAAGAATCGGCCTCCGCTTTGCTTCATTGTCTTTACGATACGATTTGTTTTTCTCATAATAAATTATTAAAATCCTATTTTACCTGATAGTGGAATATTTTTACCTTCTCTAACATTTTCTTTAGAAGTGTTTAACTTAAATGCAAATATATCATATATTATTTCAATGTCAACAGGAAAAACTTTATTTTCTAGACTTTTTCCCCATTTTTCTATAATTTTAGCATAAGATTTTTGAAATTTTACAAATTGAGGGCTTTCTTGGAATTTAGGATCCATCAACTTTTTCTCCATATTTTTAGCTTTTTGTGGACGAATAAAATTTATTTTTTTACTTCTCGCTCCAGACTCATCTAAGATATCAAAAGCTTTGTCTGGAAATTTTTTATTTGTTAAATAAATATCACAAAGGTCTATTATTTTAGCAACAACATCTTCTTTGTATTCAACTTGATGGAATTTTTCATATGATTTTTTAGCCACTTTAATTAATTCAAAAGTTTCTTCTTTAGTTGGCTCTTTTACATCAATTTTTTCAAAACGACGATTTAACGCGGAATCTTTCTTAAAAAATCTTTCGTATTCTTCTTTAGTGGTAGCTCCGACACATGAAATATCGCCCCTAGATAGGGCTGGCTTCATTATGTTTGCAAAGTCTAGACCTCCGCCATCTGATCCACCCCCAGCGCCAATTATGTTGTGTATTTCATCAATGAAAAGAATGTAATGATTATCTGCCGACAACTGATCTAGAATTTTTTTTAGTTTCTCTTCCATTTGGCCTCTATATATCGTTCCAGCAAGAACTGAAGCCAAGTCTAATGAAAGTATTTTTTTATGCAAGAGCAGGTCTGGGCATTGCCTTTTTAATATTTTTTCCGCCATGCCTTCTACTATTGCAGTCTTACCAACACCAGCTTCTCCCACTAAAATTACGTTACTTTTGTTTTTCTTAAGAAGCACTTCAAAGATTCTATCTATTTCTTCGTCTCTTCCAAAAATTTCAAAGTCTCCCCTAGCGTCTATTTTTTCATTTAAGTCTTCGCACCAATCCGAAATGCCAGAAAGCGGCTCGGCATTTGATTTTTTTACTGGTTGATTTGGTCCTACCAGTTCTTTCGGGACACCATTTTTTATAACATCCCTTAAGTCTTTGTTTATTTTTTCTAAATCGATGTCAAGAGAAATTAAAAAGTCGCATATGTCCTCTCTTGTGGTTAATATAATAAATAATATATGATCTATTCCGATAAATTCGTCTTTTAGCCTAGATGATAGCTTAAGCGCGTTATCCAGGATGTCTTTTATTTCTTTAGAATATATTTTCTTTTTTCTCTTGGGTTCTTTATAGCTGGACACGGCATACTCAATGCTTTTTTTAATTCCCTCTTTAACAATTCCGTTAGAGCTAAATACAAAATCTATATTATTATGGCTAAAATCTAATATAGAAATTATAAGATGTAGGTCTACTACTTTTAGGTGGCCAAACGTCTCCGCTATAAACTCACTATCCTTTAAGGCTTTTTTGGCCGAAGGGGTTAGATTAAATTTTGATAAATCCATTACTTTATTTCTGATAGTTTCGTATAAATTTTCTCATCAAGGATTGTAAGTTTTTCTCCAAAGATAACGTCATCGCCCTTGCTTCCGTAAACAAAGACTATCTCTCCCTCTTTAGGTTTTTTGCCTCCATTGTTTAGATAATTATCTAGGGTGGCAGATCTTCTGTTATTCATAAGCATAAAATTAACCTTACCAAAATCATCTTGCACTTCTGCTCTCATGTACTTGTTGCCATTTCTACTTGTTCTAGAGATGCAATCCGTAACTACGCCAACAAACTTTACTCTATCATGGTCAGCTATGGATTTCATTTCTAAGCTGTTATAAAGATTACCAGAGTTTTTAAAAACTTTTTTAATTTCTGTAGAGTGGCTATAACCTAAATACTTTCTCTCGAAAAACCAATTAGCAAACTCAAGGTGATTTTTATTTTTTTCATATATATCCTTATAGCCTGTGTATTTCTTTTTGAATGTTTGAAAGCGTGATGGCTTCATAATTGGTCTGCCATCATCGGCGACCAGGGAGTCCTTAACTATTGCTTGAATAGTGTTTAGAACGTCGTGTTTATACTCTTCTCCGATTTGAATAATATTTCTCTTCTCTCTATCAGTAAGTATATTAAAAGACTGAGCTTCTAAAACTAAACGACATCGATTGGGTAAAGTTGAGCTTTTTTCACAAAAAGAATCCATTGTACCTCCTTGAATCAAACCAGAAAGCACTCCAATATTAATGCCTGACTGTTTAGCATTAGTAAATATATCATACTTGTTTTGGTTAGTCTCTTGGGCTTTTCTAAAATCAACTAAGTTCTCTAGGGTTTTTTCTGATACCCCTTTGACACTATTAACTCCGTATCTAATATTGCTGCCTTCTATACCAAAGTTAATGTCTGACTTTGATAAATCTGGCGGTAGAAGCTTCATGTTAAACTGACACAACTCTTGACTGATAAGAGCTATCTCGGCATGAGAGTCTGGCTCGTGCTTGGTCATTTTAAGCAAGGAAAGAAAGAACTCTTGCGGGTGTTTAAACTTTAGATAAGTTGTGATAGCGGCGAGAATCGCATAACTAATTGAGTGTGATTTATTAAAGGAGTAGTTTGCTGAATCTTCCGCGACCTTCCACAAAACTTCACCAACTTCTTTGTCTAAATTTCTTTCTTCAATCTTTTGCTCAATTTTAGCTTTCCAAGCAGGCATTTGATCGACCTTCTTTTTACCCACGATTCTGCGAAGCTGTTCCGACTCATCGAGGGTAAATCCGACCTTAACGGCCATCTTCATTAACTGCTCTTGATATAGGGGAATGCCGCCAGTATAAGAAAGAATATCGTCAAAGAATTCATTAACTGACTGAAATCTTGAGGTGGTAGCATAGTCAGCATAAACATCCAGATAGTCAAGTGCACCAGGGCGAGCAATCGCAACAACAGCAGACAGCTCCTCCAGGTTTTTAGGAGCGATCTTTTTACAGACTTTAAAGTTTGTATCCGCTTCAATCTGGAACAAACCTTTTGGTGCCTCAATGAATTTGAAGTTTTCATATATTTCTGGGAGTCCGACATCTATATCTTCGATATTTATACCTAACTGCTTGCAAGTATCACTCACAACAGAAAGGGTTCTAAGTCCGAGAATGTCAAACTTGACAGTCAAAGACGCAACGTCGTTCATGTCATAAGCAGATATTAAGTTGCCGTCGTTTGTTTTTTGCATCGGCATAATTTCTTCAATATCGTAGAAACTAATGGCGATACCAGATGGGTGAACTCCTGTATTTTTGTTTAATCCTTCTAATTTTTTTGCAATTTTAAATATTTTTGTGTTTTTATCCGCAAATTCTTTGAATTTGTCGCTCTC